ATCGATCTAAATGGGATCGCGAAGGATGAACATAAGCACACATTACGGAACGCATAAACATGCCGGGCGTAAAGCTCACGTGATCAAAGAACACGACAAGTACGTGGTCATTATGATCCAAGACGCCGCAATTGTCGAAGAGCGTGAGATCACCGGACATACTCAACAATACGCCGAAGACGCAGCAGAGAACTGGGTGCTCGGCGTCATCTGACATCGAGTGGAGAGCAACCATGAAACGCATTGTCTTCGACATCGAGACTAACGGTCTCGACCCTGACGTTATCCATTGTCTGATCTGTGAAGACTTAGACACGGATGAAATTCAATCTTTTACAGCTGAGAATATGGAAGATGGGCTGCAGCTGCTCGCCCAGGCTGATGAGGTCATTGGCCACAACATAATCAGCTACGACATTCCCAGCCTTCAGAAAGTCTACAGCAGTTTTGTTCTCCCTGACACTGTACGTGTAACGGATACGCTAACGCTCTCCAGGCTGATCCATGCCGACCTTACTAATGAAGACTTCGAGACCAATTGGTCACATGCAGACGCTGAGATCCTCCCGAAGCGCATGTATGGTTCCCACAGCCTAAAGGCTTGGGGTCTACGTATAGGTCTTCACAAAGGTGACTATGATGGGGGCTGGGAAACCTTCAACGAGGACATGTGGTACTACTGCGTCCAGGACGTAAAAGTCACCAAGGCGCTGTACAAGAAGTTAGACCCGGACAACTACAGTCAGCCGGCGGTTGAGCTGGCTCATACCCTGGCAACCCTGTGTGACAAGATCGGGAAGTTTGGCTGGACGTTTGATGTCAAGAAAGCCAACGAGCTCTACGCTGTCTTAGCTGCACGGCGATCAGAGATCGAGGGTGAGCTGCATGATCTGTTTGATCCATGGGAGATCCACGAAGAGTTCATACCAAAGCGTGACAATAAGACCTTGGGCTACAAAGCCGGCGTACCCTTCGACAAAGTCAAAGTCGTGCAGTTCAATCCTAACAGCCGGCGGCATATCGAGCGCTGCCTGACACATAAGTATGGCTGGAAGCCCAAACTAACCACCGCCCAGGGACACGCACAGATCGATGAAACTGTGTTGTCTACGCTGGACTACCCAGAAGCACAAAAGCTCGCTGAGTTCTTTATGATTCAGAAGCGGGTCGGCCAATTGGCGGAAGGTCGTCAGGCATGGCTAAAGCTGCAGCGCAACGGAAAGCTGCACCACAGTATCATTAGCCAGGGTACAGTCACACACCGGGCATCACACCGTAACTGTAATCTAGCCCAGGTGCCGGCCACCAGGCTGCCATACGGCAAGCAGTGCCGTGAGCTATTTACAGTACAGCCAGGCTATAAGCTGCTTGGGGCTGACCTAAGTGGCATTGAGCTACGCTGCCTGGCGCATTACATGGAAAACGATGCGTACACCAGGGAGCTTCTCGAAGGTGACATCCATACCGTGAATCAGCGAGCAGCTGGCTTGGAAACACGCGACCAAAGTAAGCGGTTTATCTATGCGTATCTGTACGGTGCCGGCGCTGCCAAGATTGGCGAGGTGGTCGGGGGTGGCTTCAAAGAAGGTAAGCAGCTGCTTGATCGTTTCAATGAACGTATGCCAGCTGTAGGACGCCTGAGAAAGGCCGTAGAGAGCGCTGCAGAGCGTGGTTATCTACTAGGGCTCGATGGTAGACACATCAAGATCAGAAGCCCCCACAAGGCTCTGAACAGCCTTCTACAGGGTGCCGGCGCAACCATCGCGGCTACTTGGCTGATTGAGACCCAAAAGCAACTTATCGAAGCTGACCTGGACGCCAACATCATGGCGTGGGTTCACGATGAAATCCAAATACAAGTCAGAGAAAGGGACGCAGATCATGTCGGTGATATCGTTCGAGGAAGCGCGAAAAGCGCTGGAGAAACGTGGGATTTCCGTCTCCCAGTCGCAGCTGAGTGGCAACTCGGAGACAGCTGGGCAGACACCCACTAAAGAATACGATCTTACCGTACATGACCTGGAAATGTGGGTCGTCCTGGATCGAGCGCTGCGGCGTCCGTTTACGACCAAAGGCCAGTTTGCCAGGGACAGCGCAACCATTATCGCATGCGCTGCCGACCTCGGTCTGATCTCTACGAGGATCGATGAGGAACGCTGGGGCAACGTCTGGTTTATCACACAGCATGGCATGGACTTTCACAAGGGGATCTTAAATGAAATTACTGATTGACGCCGACATCTACGCCTTCCGGGCAGTAGCGGCAACAGAAGAAGAGACAGACTGGGGCGATGATATTTGGTCACTCTCTACTGATCTCAAGATTGCAAAACGTATCGTCCAGGAATCATTTGATCAATTTTATGAAACCCTGGGATCAGAAGACATCCTGTTGTGCTTCAGCAGCAAGGATAACTTCCGTAAGCGCATCAACCCTACGTACAAGTCGGGACGTAAGAAGACACGCAAGCCGCTTGGTTACGTGGCTTTGTGTGACTGGCTGAAGCATAACTATCCCCACTTTAGTAAGCCTGGCCTGGAAGCTGATGACTGCCTCGGCATCATGGCGACCACACCAGAGAACGTGGGCAAGGCGATCATCGTCAGTGACGATAAAGACTTAAAGACAATACCTGGGAAGCTGTACCGGCCAACAGCCGATGAGCGCCTGGACATCACAGAAGCCGAAGCAGACAAGCATTTCTACATGCAGACACTGACTGGCGATAGCACTGATGGCTACCCAGGCTGCCCAACCATTGGACAGAAGCGAGCTGAGGGGCTGCTAGGTCAGCGCCCGGCATGGTCAGTGGTTGAGCAAGCATTCATTAAACAAGGTCTGACTAAGGCTGATGCACTGCTGCAAGCTCGCATGGCCAGGATACTCCGCTGGTCAGACTGGGACACAAAGAAGAACGAAGTGAAGCTATGGGAGCCAGCAGCATGACCTACGAAGTATTGAGAACAACCACTGATATGCATGACCACCGGTATTGCGTGGGTGTTGATGGTGAACCAATGACCAACCCTACGCACTCAGTCGTAGCAGCTGAGCAAGCAAAAAGGATCTGTGAGCAGTACAAGCTGCAGGGTCACTACTCTATCAACATGCTGTTCATGATCGATTGTGAGCGCAAAGCAAAAGAAGAGGCGGCTGGTCATGAGGCATGAGGATTACATGAGACAAATGGAAGAAGGCTCAGTGCATAGTCCTGACCACTACACCCAGACAAACATGGAATGCAAAGAGGCTATCGAGGGGATGCTCGGTGACCATGTAGTGCATGCCTGGCGAGCCAACATCTTGAAATACATTTGGCGCTACCAGGACAAGGGCGGCATCCAGGATCTGGAGAAGGCTCAAGTCTACCTGGGGTTCCTGATTCAGTACGAGAAGGACAATGAGACATGGCGATAGACAGCTTTACTGAATACCAAAAGAAAGCTGCAAGCACCGCCGTCTATCCAATAAAAGATCGCATCACATACCCAGCCCTGGGCTTATGTGGCGAGGTAGGCGAGGTGATGAATGCATATAAGCGTACGATACGTGATGACATCACCCTGGATGACATCCGTGATGACCTAAAAAGCGAGCTAGGCGATTGCCTCTGGTACCTCGCTGTCCTGGCAAGAGACCTGGAGCTCAGCCTCGATGAGATCGCAGAACAAAACTTACAGAAACTAGCAGAGAGAAAGCAGCGAGGGACGCTGCAGGGATCGGGAGATACACGATGAATAATATGATGAAGCACAACCAGCATTACGGCATGACACTGCCGCTGTCCGATGAGATCGACCGGCAGAAGTATCGCCAGGTCGGTGAGGACTTCTACAGCAAGGTAGTCCGTATTGCAGATGCTTTGAAAGACACACCGGAACACTTCGAGGACTTTAAGGATGCAATGCGTCACATGCGGTTCCTACCAGCTGGGCGTGTACAGAATGCCATGGGCGCTGCCCGGCAGACTACGGCATACAACTGCTTTGTCAGCGGCATCATCGAAGACAGCATGGACGTAATCATGAAGCGAGCCGCAGAGGCAGCTGAGACCATGCGCCGCGGTGGTGGTATTGGTTATGACTTCAGCCGGCTGCGGCCACGTGGTGAGCTGATCAAGAGCCTCGATAGTAAGGCGTCAGGCGCTGTTAGTTTCATGGGTATCTTTGATGCAGTGTGTCAGACTATCGCCAGCAGCGGTCATCGTAGGGGCGCCCAGATGGGTGTGCTACGTGTGGATCACCCTGACATCGAGCAGTTCATCACCGCCAAGCATGACAGTACAACCCTAACAGGTTTCAACATCTCTGTGGGTATCACGGATGAGTTCATGAATTACCTGGATGCTGGCAAGCCATTCCCATTGCGCTTCGAAGGCAAGGTGTACAAAGAGGTAGACCCGGTCGCCTTGTGGGACATGATCATGCGAAGCACGTATGATTGGGCTGAGCCAGGCGTTGTATTCCTGGATCGCATGAACGAGATGAATAACTTGTGGTATTGCGAGACCCTCGAAGCCACTAATCCATGTGCCGAACAGCCTCTGCCACCTTATGGTGCTTGCTTGCTAGGCAGCTTTAACCTCACTAAGTACGTGGACGACAGATCATTTGATTGGGATCAGTATAAGGCTGACATACACACCGTAGTGAGAGCCATGGACAACGTGGTTGACCGCACGATCTACCCACTGCCAGAGCAGAAGAGTGAAGCAGAGAACAAGCGCCGCATGGGGCTAGGTGTCACTGGTATGGCTAATGCTGGTGAGCTGTTAGGCTACCCATACGCTACACCGACGTTCATGGAGTGGGCTGAGAAGGCACTCAAGATGCTGCGTGATGAGTGTTACACAGCGTCAGCGCTGCTCGCCCAGGAGAAGGGTGCATTCCCTCTGTATGACAAGGACAAGTACACCCAGGGCAGGTTCTTCAAGACACTACCAAAGAAGGTACGTGAGCTGATCGAAGAGCATGGTTTACGCAACAGCCATCTGACATCCATTGCACCAACCGGCACCATCAGCCTGACTGCAGACAACGTCAGCTCAGGCATCGAGCCACCATACAGCCTGTACTATGACCGTACCATTCAGCAGTTCGATGGCCACCAGATCGAGCGTGTAGAAGACTACGCATATAACCAGGGCGTCAGTGGACGCACAGCCAACGAGATCAGCGCAGATGAACATGTGGATGTCTTATGCCTGGCATCAAGATACGTGGACAGTGCAGTGAGTAAGACATGCAACGTGGGTGATGATGTGACCTACGATGAGTTCAAGCAGCTGTACTACAAAGCGTGGAAGGGTGGCTGCAAAGGGATTACTACCTTTCGTGCGTCTGGCAAGAGATTCGGCATCCTCAATGAGGTAAAGCCCGAGAAGGAAGAACCTGCGAAGGCTGAGGCATGCTTCATCGACCCTGACACAGGACAGAAGAGCTGTGAGTAATGTCTTACCATGACATAAGCAAAGGACTGCCAGTGTGCGACAAGTGCAAGACTAATGATGCATTTGTCTACTCTGGTGGTGTGTTTGTATGTAGTGAATGTGGTGTACGTGAGCTGCAGAAGCAGCAGAAGACTAACCCTCACATCAGACCATGGTTAGAAGCACCACGTGGCACCGAGCACTGACTCATAACCAAAGCTAGGTGGGTGGGTGGCAAACCTGGGAAGCTAATAAGGTTATAATTAGTCTCTCCCAGGCTTACCATAAGTTACAAGGATACTTGTGTTCCCCCATTAGAGAGAGTGGAACACAAGTCTCACTTGGTCTCTCAGGTTACCACAGTCTAACAGTCACTAATAGTCTATTAGTTGTAAGTGATTGGATTACTTTGGTTGCTGACTATGGACAACTGTCAGTCAGCATGGGTAACCAGGACAGAACACTGGATACACTGGACACACTGGATGACTGAGGATGACTTAGGTCATCGAAGGATGACTTAGGATAACTAAGGATGACTTAGGTGGACGGTGGTGATTAAGTCCCGATTTGTATTAAAGACTAATGACCCACCACGGATAATGTTCACTAATGTCCTAATGTCGGTGAGCTGATCAGTGTTTTTGTACTGCTGATTACCAGTCAGCATGACGCAGGTATCCAGCGATTACAGTATGTTATCATCATGTGGCCATGAAACCTGGTACCATACGCTGCAAAACGACCCCCCATGGGTCAAAAACAAGGTCAATTTCAAAAAGAGGCTAAAGGTCTGCTTGTTGTTGTTGTTGTCAGACCTTCGTTAAACCAGCGCCACATTTGGACAACATATCACATATATACAATAGGAACTCAAACAGATGGCTCTAGAATCTGGAACCTACATAAACAGCTTGGTAAGCACAAACCCAGCTGCGACTGACGGTCTCGCGCAAGCTGATGACCACATGCGGTTGATCAAAGCTACAATCCTAGCGTCATTCCCAAACATAGCCGGGGCTGTGACCGCTACACATACCGTACTAAACGGCCTCGATGCTCGTGTGCAGTCCCTAGAGGACGCTTTCGCCAGCGGTACTAAGATGCTCTTCCAGCAATCTACAGCCCCCACCGGCTGGACTAAGGACACCACCCACGATGACAAGGCGCTCCGGGTAGTCACAGGCACCGCAGGTTCCGGCGGTACTAACGCTTTCTCGACCCTCGATGCCACTGCGGCGGGTACAGTCAACACCAGTGTCACAGGGTCTGTAGGTGGCACAGCGTTGACTACCGCGCAACTGCCCAACAACTGGTATCACAAACCGAACACGCCCGGCGGTGACTATTCAGATAACTACGCGAACTTCAACTACCAAGCGCGTCACATTGATTGGCCGACTTACCGTATCCAAGGTAGCGGTCAGGCTCACTCGCACAGCCTGTCACTAACAGCTACATCGACCTTCACAGGATCAGCGAATGGACTTGATGTGCAGTATGTCGATGTCATCATTGCAACCAAGGATTAAGAGTAAATGAAGATCGAGGTTAAGCAGAACTGCCCACTCGATAACTTCAAGCCATGCCGGCAGTTTGACTGCGCGTGGTTCATGAAGATCAGTGGTAAGAACCCAAACACCGGCGAGCCTACAGAAGACTGGGGCTGCGCTATGGCTTGGATGCCAGTCTTGATGATCGAGAATGCACAACAGAGCCGCGCAGCCGGCGCTGCCGTCGAGAGCTTCCGTAATGAGATGGTTAAACAGAATGAACGCAACCTGCAGCAGCTAACCACAGGTAACCTAATACTGGAGTAATAAGCTATGCCTATCATTCCGATCCGTAACCTGGGACAAACCGGCGTTGTCACTGATAACAGTGCTTACAACATTCCCCTTACAGGTTTCTCTGCAGGTTTTAATGTACGTTTCGATGAGGGCAGGGTGAGCCGAGCGCCAATCTTTAGAACAATAAAAGACAGTCTCGGTTTCACGCCGCGTTTTACATACGGCATTGTACCAGCCACAGGCTTCGATACTGTAATACTGGCATCAGATGCATGGGCTATCAAAGAATACGCCAGTGGCACGGTGTCGGATGTAGCAGGTTCCATCACTGGATCATCAGACCCCCGGCCATACACAGGTACGTCCCTGGCTGACGTAACTTACATCAATCGTGTAGACCGCGTACCAGTATACCGTACAAGCACAGGTACTAACTTTGCTGACCTACCTAATTGGGATAGCACCCACAGATGCAAATCCCTACGCTCATATGGTGACCAGCTGATTGCCTTGAACATGACAGAGGGCAGCACCAACTTTCCAACCAGGGTACGCTTCTCTGACATCACTACAGCCAATAGTGTCCCAGGCAGCTGGGATGCCACTGACACCACAAAGAGCGCAGGTTTTAACGACCTTGTACAGATCCCAACTGAGATCATCGATGGTATGAGCCTGGGTAGTAACTTCATTATTTACTCAAGTGACCAGACGTGGCTCATGGAGTTTGTTGGCGGTACCTTTATATTCAACTTCCGTAAACTATTTAACGATGCCGGCGTGATCAATCAAAACTGTGTAGTGGAAGCTGAGGGCAAACATTACGTCTTCGGAGCTTTCGATATCTATATTCACGATGGTACGTCAAAACAAAGTATATGTGATGAGCGTACTAAGAACTTCATTTACTCAAACCTAAATAACAATAATGCTGACGTATGTTTTACGCAGCACAACCCGGTGCTCAATGAGATTTACTTTTGTTACATGTCAGGTGACAGCCGCGTAGAGTTTCCAAACGCCAACCGCTGCAACCGCGCAGCTGTCTATAATTACCGTGCGAACACATGGTCATTCATGGACATACCAAATGTCAGCAGCGGTACCGTAGCTAACGTCAACTCTGTTTCTACGTATGCAAACAGTGCAACCACCTATCAGCTAACCGGTGGTACCTACTATAGCCAGCAAGATAGCTTCGATAGGCATGTCATCATGGTAGGCGAAGACCAGGCATCCGATGGTATCACTAGCGACAAGATGTATGGTGTAGATCTATCAGATACCGGCCAGATGGCCTTCCAGCTCGATGTAGAGGCTACCAAGCCGCCATACCTGGAGCGTACTGGCATTGACCTTGACGAAGGCGGCCTAGCAGCCCGGCAGTATATGGTTGTCACGAGACTGTACCCACAGTGTGACACAATTAACACAGCTGACACCACGCTTACATTTGAGTTTGGTGCATCAGACATCCCACGTGCCACACCAGTCTACGGATCGCCGGTAACCTACAACATACCAACAGAACATAAGATCGATAGCCGGGCAGCTGGCAGGTACCTATCATATAGAATGACCCTGGCTAACAATGATTATAAAGACTTCGATCTATCTGGGTTTGACATTGAGATTACCCCGACAGGAGCCAGGTAATGGCACTTAACGATAAGACTGACCTAATTGTCCAGGACTACAGCCGGCAACAGTACCCACAGTTAGAAGAAGGTATCCAGAGATACATCCAGGAAGAGCTGCGGCGTATACAGACAGCCATAGGTAGCTTGGCGACTGCGGCCATCCAGGTGTCTGAAGACCCGCCCGAGAAGCCTATTAAAGGCATGGTGCGCTACGCAGTGTCGCCCTGGAACCCAGGCTCCGGTGATGGCCTATATGTCTACAACGGTACAGCATGGGTCGCGGTGTAAAAGTCCCTACCATCGAGCGTCCCCACTATACAGTCTACCTGGAAGGCTTACCTATAGAGGGTGAGGGCGTACTGACGTTTGTACACTGCGATGTACACCGTTGGAATAAGAATATCAAAAGAGAGCTAATGAGAGACTTCACACAGCTTGTGAAGCTGAGGACTACGCCGCTGTACTGCCTTCGGCACGACAGTAAGCAAGAGAAGTTCATAAAAATGTTTGGCTTTGCTTTTGATTTTCCAACAACAGATGAGCAGCAGCCATTAGACGTATATAAATTGGAGACTTAATATGGGTACAGTAGCAGCACAAGTCGGCGGTGCAGTGGTATCTGGTTACTTTGCAAACAAAGCAGCAAAGAAACAAGCAGCGGCGATGGATCGCGCAAACCAAATGAACAACATGGGTTATACCGATGCGCGCCCATTCATCAATTCTGGATACCAGGGCGGCCAGGATGCCCTAAATAAGATGTTAAGCACAGGCGCATATCAGGGTGATCTTTATGCTGGTCTCAATGACATGCAGACATCCGGCCTGGACAACCAGTTTAACTTCGGTAACACCACGTTTGGCTATGGTCAAAACCTCGCAGATCAGACGCAAGGTTTCGCTGGTAACTATGGAAACCTATATGACCAGGCGATGGGCGGCGGCGCTATGGACAACGCCCTGGCGTATGCTGACGCGAACACTGGCGCTCTCACAGATGCAGCGCTGCGCGACAGTACACGTATGCTTACAGAACAGACGCTGCCTGGTATCAATAAGGCGGCATCAGGTACTGGTAACGTCAACAGCTCCAGAGCTGGCGTGGCTGATGCCATTGCTATGCGTGATTATGGTGACCGCGCCGCTGACACAGCCGCAGGTATCCGCAGCAACCTTATCGATCAGTCGCTGGGACAGCAGCAGCGCGACTTCGGTAACGCCATGGCTGCCAACCAGGGTCTCGCAGGTGCATTTGGTACCGGCGTCAACACAGCTAACACCGGCTTGGCTAACATGATTAACGCGGGTGCCGGCTATCAGAAAGACGCACAGCAGCAGCTGAATGCCGACAAGGCTGCCTTCGAAGCTAATCGTGACTTTGATATGCAAGCGTATCAACAGTACATGTCAGGCATCTTAGGCCGCGCACCAATGTCACCAGCTGGCTACCAGGCGAACACTGTAGATCCCACAGCTGCAACTATTAGCGGTATGGTTACTGGTGCAGGTATGGGTAACAACATGTACAACCAGTTTGGCGGCGGCTTCGGTGGTCAACCAAGCGCCTTCGCTTCAATGGCACCACAACAGCAGTACATCAATGCTCCGGCCTACCAGGGCATGGGTTACATGAGTGGGAGATAAGACATGGCAATAAGTGATCCAAATGCAATGGCGGCACCTGGGGTGCAGTACAGCCCTGACGGCATTCCTATGCTCACGATACCTAACCCTAATCAGCCGCCGGCACCTGGTAATAACAATACCAGTGGTATGCTCAACAACCCAACACCAGGCGTATTGAATACACAAGCAGCAGCGACCAGTCAGCGACGCAACATGGTGCCTGGCGCTATACAAATGCCACAAATGCCGGACAATAAGATCGGCCTGGGTGACATGCTGATACGCATGGGCGGCGCAGGTATGGAAGGCGCACAGCAGAGTGGTCTGCAGTCATACGCCAACATGGCGAGAGAGTATGGCAACGTGCAAGACATAAATAACAGCGCCTCTATCGATGCATACAACGCCCAGGTCAAAGCTCTACAAGCACAAAACAAAGCAGCCCAGAACCAACCCAAAGCACCTCAGTCATCACCGTACATGCAAGCAGCCATCGATGCTATTGATCAAATTGAAGCAAACGTGGCCATGGCCGAAAGCAATAATAATCCTTTCGATAACGTCACCGGTTTTATTGGTAACAGTCTGTCATTCATTGCAGGTACCCCAGCCCACGATACCAAAATGGCTATCGAGACTGTTGTATCATCTATTGGTTTCGACAGATTGCAGAAGATGCGCGATGACAGCCCAACCGGCGGCGCATTGGGGCAGGTGTCAGAGCGCGAACTAGCGCAGCTTAATGCATCCCTGGGTAACCTACGCCAGTCACAGAGCCGTGAGCAATTCAAGGCAAACCTGGCGCTTGTTAAGAAGCACTACATGTCAGCTGTTAAGGCTATCGAAGCTCAGCAGCAAGCATATGCTGCAATGCACGGTATGGCTGCGCCTGTAGGCACGATGAGCCCATCCGATCAAGCAATCATAGACAAATACTCCCAGTAGCAAGGATCTGACATGGCCGATATCAATCAGCTGATGACTGCGCTGCGTAATGCAGACGCGGCAGGGGACACTGCAGCCGCACAACGCCTGGCTGCCCTGATCAAACAAGCACAAGGCGGTCAGACGCAGCCCAAGCCAGCAGCCCCAGCACCTCAGCAGCGTGACGGCGCACTGATGTATGGTGTTGATCGCATGCAGCAGATGGTAGGCAAGGGCATCGAGGTAGCTGGTGACCTTACTGGTATCGAAGGTGTCAAACAGTACGGCACTGACATGGCCGCACAGCAAGAAAAAGACATTGCAGCCGGCGGCTACCAGCCTCAGTACCCTGGATCACTACGTGAAAACTATAACCAAGGCACGTTTCTGCCGGCATTAGGTGAGAAACTATTGGAAAATGCGCCATCAGGCGGCGCTGCTATTGCAGGTACCGGCCTAACAGCCGCAGCGGCAGCTCTCGGAGCGCCAGCATGGCTTGTGTTTGGCGGCGGTGCAGCTGTAACTGCAGGTTCCGGTCTTATGGGAGCCGGCGAAGCTGCCATGGAGATGGAAGAGAAGACCGGCAGCTATGATTCAAAGGTCGCAGCCGGCGTTGGAGCTCTTGTTGGCTTCCTCGATAGGTTCGGTGCCGGCAAAGTTATCCCGGTTGACCGTCTGGCTGGCATGTCAGCTGACGAAGTCATCAAAGAATTGTCTCAGAAAGGCTTTGGAGAGGCTGCCCAGGCGTATGCAGGGCGCGTCACAAAGGCTGCAGCAGCCGAGGGTGCAACCGAAGTTGCCCAGGAAACAGCTATTGTCGGCGGCGCGGCATCACAGGGCGCCGAGTACACCGGCCAGGAGCTGGCTGATCGCGCTATAGATGCATCCGTACTTGGTTCTGCCTACGGTGGCGGTACCAGGGCAGTCACTGAGCTCGCGCCGACAGCTAACGCAACACGCGAGGCTGGCGCACAGCGCCTTACAGAGCTTGGTGATGTACTAAACCCTGTGATGATTGGTAACGATCCCCAGGCGGCCACTGAGCTGGCTACCAGGTTAGATACAATTGCAAAAGCAAACGACCTAAACCTAAAAGACGTAAACAAGCAGAGTACATCAGGCGCACGTGAAGCTGTAGACAAGGCACACATCCAGGTATCAGAAGAACTAAAACAGCTCGCCAAAGACTTACGCACCCAGCTGGGGATCACAGACAGTGATGAGTTATCGGTTGTCCTGGACAAAGTCATGGCCATTGCCGGTCAGCGCCAGGCACGTAACAAAGCAAAAAGCACTGTTGGTGTCCAGGAGATGCAAGCTATCGACCGCCTGGCCGGCAGTACCCAGGAAGGCCAGCGCATGTTGTCGCTTATGCGGCAGATGAATGAGCTAACTACGCTGCATAACTCTGGATATGTTGGTGGTGTATCTAAAATTACCGACCAGCTGTCTCCAATACCAAGTAATGTAGGCTATTCTGACCGCAGCTTGATCGAGACCCCTACACGTATCCTCGGTACCCTTTACGGTGCCTCGGTTAACCCAGTAATACCTGCTATCCAGGGCGCTGCAGTCATAGGTGGCCGGGGCATAGACGCCGTCACAGGCCGGCGTAGCCGCGTTGCGACCTATATCAAGGACAACATTAACAAAAACGAAGGCATCAAGATCTCTGACGATGCTGAATCAGTCCGCGAAACACGCAGACAAGAGACTGAAGGCATCAAGAAGGCCAACCAGGAGCAACGTGCCAGGGCAAAAGAGATCCACAAGTCACAATACGAAAAGAACGGCGACTTACCGTTCCTGAAACTGGACTTAATGCTCAAAGAGCGTGGTTTAAGCCCACAAAGAGCCGTAAAGCTGCTTGAAGCCATGGCAGCTGCAGATCCTGTGATTGCACCAGACGCCCAGGCGATGATTAAGGCTATCCAAGAGGGCGGCAGAACGCCAAACATGACTGCAGTGGGCGCTGCAATGAGCACTGCGCTCGATCAACAGTCTACATCAGTCACCAGGGACAAAACACCGGTGCCAGGCGCAGCCCAGGCAGCCGCATCCTCAGCTGCAGCCCCACGTGATGTATCTGCCGGCTATGTACGCGGCATCCAGGACAACCAGGCTGCCAATACAGCTCTTATCGAGGCTGTAGACGCCGATCCAATGATCTCTGATGACGACAAGGCTGTACTGATTGATACCCTAGCTGATCTACGTAGCAACCTGGGGTCTAACCCAGCTGACCGGGCTATGGATATAGCTGCGAAGGCTGAAAGCCAGGTATCTGACCCAGCATTGGTCGAAACATACGTAATGCCATACGTAAACCGGGTGATTGGCCAGCAAACAGCTGATAGCGAGCCTACCATTAATTTACAAGCGGAAGTATTTGAATCGCCCTATGCGGATCGCATTGCGAAACGTGAAGCACTCAAAGAAGAGGCCAAGGCTTCACCTTTGTTTAATGCTTGGACAAAGCCAAACCGTGAACGTGTTTTAAATGCCACCTATGATCGGCGGTCGATGAATGCAGAGGCACGACGAGCAACGGTTGAAGCCATAGCTAGAGAAGCAAGAAAGCGTGGATTTGAGGTTTATTATACATCAACAAGCAAAGACGGTCGGTCATCATCTCGATACATCAATTTACCTAATGATAGAAAGGCAAGGATCGCAGACCACGATCTCCCTGACACTAATCAACGTCAATTTAATAGAGACAGAGGTATTGGCGTTTATGATGTAGAAATCATCCCAGATGATTGGGATACAACCTCACTAGATGAATACTTCGAAGAAATGCTGTACGATGAATACGCAGACACTGATCCTGTTCTGGATTTACAACGTGATGCATTGTCACCAGCGCTAGAAAATGCATCAGACGTATTTGGTATTGGCTCAGACATTGGTATGACCGCAGTTTCTGCAATGCCCACAGATGCTGAATTTACTGAAATGCAAGCCGGTACCTTTAAACCAACACAAAAGAAGAAGCTCGAAGTCGCATATGGTGATTACCACAAGGCATGGAAGCAAGCAGCTGGCACTGACGCCCCACTGGAGTACACACCAGAGAATATTGATCGTATTTCCAAAATGATGGCCACAGAGGCGCTGAGAGCACTACAACGCGATGACAGCGCTATTGGCTGGTATGATGCAAAGCTAAAAGCAGCGAAATCTGTGATGCGTCTGGTCGAGCCACGTATCTTTGACAATGAGGCAGCATTCGATTTTGCCCTGGCTGTTACATCGAATGGACAAGCAGTTATCGATAACTTTGCCCAGGCATTAGAGGTGTTCCGTGGTTTTGTAGACACCGGGGTCATGCCGGAAAACTGGAACAAGGGCGGCGAACGTAAGAAAGCAATGCAGACCAGCTTCAAGTTCTTCAACGCCTACCAGTCATCAGGCACAAACATGCCAATCGATATGTTCTTGGACACTGATTTTACAGTCAAAGAGCTAAGTGACTGGGTAGATCAATTTAACAATGACTATGGCACTAATATTAGCATGAGTGTCACAGAAAACATGGACACGACTGTCAAAGGCAGTTTCATACTTGGCGCAAAGATTGGCCAGGGTTTCTATCAGAATGTCCGGGGTAACTATGACCCATTGACCATGGACATTTGGTGGATGCGGATGTGGAACCGGTTGATCGGTAGACCATTTAAGCCAGCTAAGTCAGCTGCAGACATGCAGAAGAACCGTAATATTATTGTTGAGCAAGGTTTAGACGCGAAAGATGGTATCGAAAAGCAGCTGGTGGATGCCACGTTGCAGCGCCTTGGCACTACAAGGTCAAAAGTACGCCAGAGCAAGGGTAAGATCGATGACTTTAGTCGTGAATTGAACCGCACCTGGAACAGTTATTACAGCCGATACCAAAAAGAAAACGGCACCAACCCTGTAAAGCCGCAGTTATTCAAAACTGTTGGTACACACTTTAAAAACCTGGCACCTGAGCTGCAAGCTACACCGACTAGCGGTGGTGAGAGATCTTACATGCGAGATGTCACTGCACGTGCCAGAGAGTTGTTATCAGAGCAGGGTTATGATATAAATACTGCAGATTTCCAAGCCTTGATGTGGTACCCGGAAAAGCAGCTTGCACAGAAGATGGGTGTCGCAAAAGGTAAAGGTGATGACAATGATTATCTGGACGCAGCTATAGAGGCTGCAACAAAAGAAGGTATATCAAATGACCAAATCCAAGAAGCACTCCCCGAAGCAGAGCGAGCAAGGCTCTTTGGTGGAACAGATACCAGACAACAAGATGTCAGCAGCAGTGCGGTCGTTGATCGAGTTAGCGGAGCGCAAGAACCAACCATCGATTATCAAAGACGGATTGGGGATGGGGTCGCCAGCTCTCCAGCGGAGCCTGGAGAAATACGAGACCAACTAGCTGTAACTGAACAGCTGTTTGCAGAAGGCAAGCCAGTACCTATCGGGCTGCCGGGATCACCATTCGAAAACGGTATCCAGGACTTACGTGTTGTCGAGAAGCTCGCTAAGGCGCTTGAGTATGCTTTTGAGATATACGCTAATCCAAACCGCATGAATAAAGATCTAAAAGAAAGGTTTAACTCGAAAGGTGTTGTTAAAGGTTTTACTGGCGGCTTTCTAATCTCAAGAGATATAGACCCTTCATCTATGCTAGTTGACCGCACGACCGGTGAGAGAATCCGAGGTAAAATCGGCGTTCTTGATGTTTACAAAAACCCAAAAGGTACCAAGAAGAATAGCCAGGCTGATGTCATATGGGCTTCTCTACATGAGCTAGGTCATGCTATAGAGCGCAGATCATTTATCACGGAAAACATACCGAGCCCATCTTCGACAACTTTTAACAACCAAGATGGCGCTTTGCGTTTTGCATACGCTAACAAAAAGGGTGATCCACAGGTTTATACTGAGACTTTCCGTGATTTCTTGATGCAAATTATGCAAACATCATCAGGAAAGCCCGGTAAGCAGGTAGGTGAAAGAACTGATATCAACATCAGCATAGAAGACGCCCAGCAGGTCATAAACGAAATGATCAATATGCAGCGTACTGGTGTCCTATCTATCTCTGGAGTAGGGGATGCTGTTGCTAGAAAAGATTATCAGACAGTCGGCCAGATGGCTTTAAATATACAAAATAATAACAATTTAAATGATAGCCAAAAAGCGCAGCGAGAAGAAAAGCTACGTCAGGATTTGTTAAAGTATGAAACAATCTATTTCCAGACGATGCCTGAGCTGGCAGCCGACATGATTGGTATGTACATGTCAGACCCAAAAGGCTTTAAGCAACGCGCACCTGCGGCAGCTGCAATTACCAAGCAGCTTCTGAACCAAGCTAATTCACCAACCTCTGGACTTGTTAAGTTTTACAGCATGCCCCTGGCAACTGTTGTGGCTATCATCATGGCCAACTTACTTGCCGGCGAGCGTGAAGAAGAAGAGCAGAACGGCATGCTAAACCTCGGTAGAGGCGCACTAACAGCATAAAGAGAGACAACATGGGTAAACCAAAAGAGCCGCGCGCCAAGGCACCGCCTCGGCATGGCAATGGTACCCATCCACAACGCGCACCTAAGAACAACTACTTTGCGACGCTCATGTCCACACCAGAGGGCAGGGAGCTGCGTAAAGAGTGGTCTAAACGCCCCAGGAAGAACCCTGGGCGGCCTAAAGGTGTGCCGGATGGCTACAGAAAGAAAACAATCGAACCTCTACGGCAAGAGCTGCGAGGCGAGGCAGAAAAGGTAGTCGAAGTAATGACAAAGAAGCTAGACGTTAATCCAGATGAGTACGCAACCGAGGCATTGGTAACAGCTGTCGAGATCATGCGGTCACCTGATGCAACCAGGGACAGGCTGTCAGCTGCGCGACTTGTATTAGACTTTACCAAGCAGAAGCCGGCATCAAAGTCAGAAATGGCTATCAGCCAGGCTGAAAGTTTCCTCGAAGGACTGTTACAAGAAGAGCAAACCAATGGACAAAAAGCTGAGGCAAATCAGGAAGAGACTACACACTGATTTCGATTACTACGCAAAAGCTGCACTGAAGATTAGAACAAAGAGGGGCGAAGTCGCCCCTTTAGTTTTGAACGAAGCACAGAAGATCTTAAACGAGGCTGTCACCAGACAACTTGAGAGTGAAGGGAAGATAAGGATCATCATCTTGAAGGCTCGCCAGCAAGGCTTGTCAACATACGTTGGTGGACACCTGTACTTCACTGTGAGCCAAAACAAGGCTCGTAAAGCCATGGTTATTACACACCATGCAGACAGTACCAGGGCGCTCTTCGATATGACCAAGCGTTATCATCAGCATTGCCCTGACATTCTCAAACCATCAACCAAATACTCTTCAAGAAGGGAATTAACATTTGATGTTCTCGATAGCTCTTATGTCGTTGCCACAGCAGGTGGCGACGCGGTCGGTCGTGGCGAAACCCTTAGTTGCGTTCACGCCTCGGAAATTGCGTTTTGGCCTAAGTCAACTGCGGATGAGACTTGGAACGGCCTTGTACAAGCAGTACCGAATACTAATGATACGAGTATATTTGTCGAGAGCACGGCGAACGGTGTAAACGGCGTCTTTTACAACCTCTGG